AAGTTGTAAAACCTAACCTTGTAAACCATTATTATCTTGGTTATCAACATAACCTGTGGATAACTCTTTTTCAAACCTCTCTGAAATATATTCAAAATAATCATCTGTGATAGGTATATCTTGAGCAAATCTATAATGCTGAATACCTTTCCCTCTTCCAAGACTTTTCTTAATCGTTCTTATGTAGCCATACTTTTCTAACTCGTCAAAAGCTGACCTATGACTCACAAGCCCATCTTTTGATCTTTTAGCAATCTCATCTGGATATATGCGCCAATCATCTTTATTACTTAAGATAACTGCTAGTACTCCTTTTGCAGAACTAGAAAGATTAGGATTTTGTAAAAAGTGATTATTCATAGAGGTATAGTTTTCATGTGTGTTGGTGAAATATGTATCTCATTAACCGTTAGCCTCCAATCTACGCTCATTTACTTTTCTAAAAAGCTCATATACTGGGTTATCGTCAGGGATAACATATCCGGCAATACTGTCTCTTTTGGTTCCGTCTGCCATTGTGTGCGTTACTATGTAATGCTCTTTAACCATTTTCTTTCCTTTCTAGCAGTTGCTAAAATTGCGAGAGTGTCAACAATTGTCAAACCTACCAGACTATCAATTAAAATCTCGCTTAATGGATAGTTTTTCCTTTGCCAGTTGTTTACTAATAGTTGTTGTGTGCTGTTCAGTTCTTTCATTATGTGGTATAATTAAAGTAGTTATTTTTAACAAGCGCCTTACTTGGATTGCAGTCCGTAGGTGCTTTTTTTATTATAGCCACCTTATTTTTCCCTCCTTTCAAAGTTGCTGTTTTAGCAACTTAGTTTGTAAAAAAATTTGCCAGTGGCTCATTGAGAAATTCTGAAATAGTATTAGCCTCTGAAAAAGAGAAATCTCGTCCGCCACTACGATTTAACTTTTGGTTAAAAGTGCTCTTGTTAATACCTAGCTTTTTAGCTATATCTTGCTGTGTGTAGCCATGTTTTTCAATTAGCATCTTTAAACCTAGATAGGGTTTTGTAGCATTTTCTACTGCTGTCATATTTTCCTCCTTTCGAAAGTTGCTGTTTTAGCAACCTACGCATTAAGTATAAACCTTTTAAGTTGCTTTGTCAACAACTTTTTTAAAAAAATATAAAAAAAGTTGCTAAAACGCAACAAGTGTGGTATTCTATATATTGTAAAGGAGGTGTTTGCTTGATAGGACAAAAATTAAAATTATTAAGAAAGAATAGACACCTTACCCTTGATGAATTAGCAAAACAATTAAATGAGAAGTATCCGGATACATTTAATTTTAACAAGGGGAGGTTATCAAAATGGGAAAACAACAAAGATGAGCCTAGGTTATCATCTATTGTCATCCTAGCAGATTTTTTTGGGGTATCTGTTGATTACTTTACAGATAGACAAACTGAAATACAAGCTGTATTTGATGAATTAAACACTAATAGACAAAATAAAGTCTTGCAATTTGCCCATAGTGAGTTAGAGCAACAAAATAATGAGGATGATAAAGTTGTGCCTCTTTTTAAAGTTATTGGTACTACAGAAGCTGCAGCTGCCCGTGGTCTAGGCTATGGTTTTGATTTTGATGACTATGATACATATTCTGTATATACTGATGAAGAGCCACCAGCCTACGATGTTGCAACTCGTGTAAGTGGGAATAGTATGTTACCGGATTACAAAGATGGAGATATGCTTTATTTAATCGATAGTGGAATTTCTAAGTATAGTGGTCAATTATGTGTTGTATCATACAATGACCAAACATATTTCAAAAAAGTTTATACAGAGCCTGATGGTTTAAGACTTGTCTCTCTCAATTCTGACTATGACGATATTTTTATTGATTACCCCCCAGAAAGCGGCACACATCTAAAAATATTTAGCGTTGTTGGAAGTTTTACACCAATTGAAAATTAAGGAGAATACTATGCAAAAACAAAAAGGGGGATGCTTGTCATCTCTTATCGCAATTATCCTGTTAGTCTGGGTTGCCAGCTTTTTTATCGGTGGCAATGATAGCACAAAAAATAACAGTAAAGAAACTGACAAAACAGAGCAGACTAGTACATCATCAAGCAAAGAAGAAACTAGCCAATCATCACAAGAAGTAAAAAACGATGGTAAAGATTATACAGAGGTTTCAAATACTGAATTTGCATCCCATCTTACTACTGAAATCAATAATCAGTTAAGCGCTAGTGGATACCAGGTAACAGTTAAACCTGTTGGTAATAATGTTATCTATCTTTATGTTCCTCAAGATGTTAAATATAACTCTAACAGTGAAATTCAAAAAATCGCTGATAGTTTATATAGCATCAAAGAAAGTACTTTCTCCAATTGGGCAATTGATAATGGATATGATCTAGGATTTACCAACTCACCTGATCTATACATCAAATCAGAAGATGATACAACACTTGCTGAAGAAAGTGGCATTGTAAACAAATCTATGAAAGTAAAAGTAAACAACTAAAATAAAAAGCCCCTGCTCTCCTCGACCAAAATTTGAGCATGGGACTTAAACCAATTTGAAAAGCAACCTAAAACACTAAGGGTATAGGTCTTTTTTCTATACCCTATTTTACCATAAAACTTACAAAATAGGGAGGCTAACGATGAATAAAGTTGCTATTTATGTGCGCGTGAGTACAAAAGGACAAGCAGAAGAGGGTTATAGTATTGATGAGCAAATTGCATTGCTTACAAGCTACTGTAGCATACACAAATGGAAAATCCATGATACTTATGTTGATGCTGGTATCTCTGGAGCTACGATTGAAAGACCGGAATTAAGCAGACTATCGAGAGATGCCCAAAAGAAAAAATTTAATACCATGATTGTCTATGACTTAAAAAGGCTTGGGCGCTCGCAACGTAATAACATTTCATTTATTGAGGATGTACTAGAAAAAAATGGAATAGGCTTTATAAGCTTAACAGAAAACTTTGATACCTCAACCCCTCTAGGAAAAGCAATGGTTGGTATTCTGTCAGCTTTCGGGCAATTAGATAGGGATACTATTAGAGAACGTATGATGATGGGCAAGATCGGCCGTGCTAAGTCTGGTAAACCTATGATGACCAGCACTATTGCATTTGGTTATACCTATGATAAAGTTACTAGCTCACTTAATATCAACCCAGCAGAGGCTATTGTGGTGAAAACCATCTATAATGAGTACTTATCTGGTAGATCACTAACAAAATTAAGAGACTATCTTAATGAAAATGATTTGCTGAGAAATGGCAAACCTTGGAATTATCAAGGAGTTAGTAGGATTTTAAGAAATCCAGTTTATATGGGAATGGTTAGATTTAGAGGAGAAGTATATCAAGGTAATCATGATCCAATAATTGATAGTGAAACATTTGAGGCTGTGCAAAAAGAACTTAAAAAGAGACAACTTGAGACCTATGAATTTAACAAAAACACAAGGCCATTTAGGGCTAAATATATGCTATCAGGCATTATTAAATGTGGGTACTGCGGTTCTCCAATGGGAGTCACTCTAGGAACTAAACGCAAAGACGGTACGCGCAATATACGCTATCAGTGTGTAAATAGATTTCCAAGAAACACAAAAGGTATTACAGTGTATAACAATGGCCAAAAATGCAACTCTGGCTTTTATGAAAAGGATGATATTGAAATATACGTACTAGGTCAAGTAAGACTCTTGCAGCTAAATAAGGCTAAATTAAATAAAATGTTTGAAACTCCAGAAATAATAAATGTTGAGGAAATAGAAAACCAAATCAATAGCCTTAATAACAAAATGAAACGGCTTAATGACCTCTACCTAAACGATATGATTTCACTAGATGAGTTGAAAACCCAAACTTACACATTCCTAAAACAAAAAGACTTACTAGAAAATGAGCTTAATAATAACCCAGCTATCAACCAAGAAGAAAACCGAAAGCAATTCCAAAAATTATTAGGCACAAAAGACATCACTCAATTGAGCTATGAGGAGCAATCTTTTGCCATTAAAAATCTGATAGACAAGGTATTTGTTAAACCTGGCATCATTGATATAAATTGGAGAATTTAGGTCAGAAAAATAACAAATTTAGATACTCTTGTTTC